TAGCATATTGCTTTAAATTTGTTATGCAATACGTTAGACCGCCAACCCCATCAAAAGTAATACCCATATCGCTAGGATCAATGGTAAGTAGTAACCGTTGTTTATTAGTTTGTCTCTCATTATCTTATCTTTTTAATTTATACCACAATATTAATACATTAAACAATACCATTTACTAAAATTGTGATAAACGGTAGTATTAGTTTATGAGTGGTAAATTCAATCTATTAAACTGTCAATACTTGGAAAGTCTACTATTACCCCCCTATCACTAAAAAACTTTGTTACTATGTCTATTATCTCATTTATCTGCTTAGTATCTATTTTAGTAGTACTTTCAATGTCAAATAAAGTTATCTGTAAAGGTCTCCAAAAGAAATTTTTAACTATCTCAGGTGTGTACCTTGTGGATATTGTAGAACCTTTTAAACCAGTATAATTAAACTCCATGCCTAACTCGTTCAACTCATCGGATATAAAAGTAAAATACAAATGTAATGCCCTGCTTTGACGACTTGACCTTGTTATCCTAACCTGCTTCAATTCTACATTACACCGTTTAAATAGTAACTCATTGCTTTTGGCTTTGTAGTTTATTCTGTCGGCTTCATTATCTAGGTTAAACTTCATAATTCTTTATCTTTAGTTTATAAACTTCTTTAAGTCCTTTCAACTGTTCTTTGGTGTAGTGTTTAGGTTCGTGCTTACCCTCTAGCCACTCAACCTTATCTAGTCCTATTTTCTTAATTAGGTTAATTCTATAATCAATTAAGTTGCCATGTAAGTATGTGTTACAATATTCGCACTGTAAATGACAGTTAAATTCGTTAAATCTTAACTCTGGACTACTTCCAACACTTCTATAATGTCCTGCGTTTTGTTTCTTGGCTGGCTTCTGACAACTTATGCAAGGTAAGTCTTTATCTCTTAGCCTTATGAATTTGTTAAATATAACTTGTAATTCTTTTTGATAGTCTTGTTTAGTTTTAAGGGCTTCTTTTTTCTTCTGCTTACGTTTATTCCACTCCTTACGCTTAACTTCCTTAGAGTGGCTTAAAATACACTCTACGCTTACGCAAGTCTTTTGGTTAAAGTACTTAGGTTCAAATTTTATTTTACATATCTTACATCTAGGCATAATTAAATTTTAAAGTGAACCATTAAAACGGTTCATAACAGTCAACAAAGAACATTAAAACGTTCCTTGTTTTGGTGTTGTAAAACATATTCTGCTACTTAATTTCACTAAAATACATTATTGCATCATCCAATGTTTCACAGTCTTTTAATTCATTTACCACCTGTTCAGCAGAAAACGATTTCACAACAACGGGTATAGAAAATAATTTTACTATATCTTTTGCTAATTCATCATAATGCTCTGGCAATATGCAATGTTCTAAATGTTCTTCATTAAATTCAACTAAACTATCTTGCATTTGTATCACTTCTCTAATCTTGTCAATCATAATATTTATTTTTTATCCGTAAAATTAAATTCCATATCCAAACCGTTACCTGCCATTTTCACAGCACCAAATAACAAATATTTCCTCAACTTTGCCGTGTGGATATTTGGCTGGATTATACGATAACATTCTCGGTGTACCTGCAACATAGTAATTATCTCTAATGAAGTTTCCAAAAGCAATCATTTCATCAGAAGAAAAAACGGCAGGTAACACAGGCTCATATTGCATAGCCTTGTCGGTTTCCAAAGTTTTGTTTTCTTTTGTCATTTCGGTAAGTATTTTAAAGTTTGTGTTTCAATTCAAAAAGGCTACGCAACATAGCCAAACCGTTAAAAAGCATCTAAAACATCATTTACTTTCTTTTCCATTTCTTTAATTAACGCTTTCAAAGATAGTATTTCTTTGTCTCTTTCCAAAACTAATTTTTTTTGTTTTGTTTCGTTTATTGCCAACTCTGCTGAATGTCTAAATTGATCCGCTATTGTTTTATCCTTTTCAATTATTAAATCATTCATAATCATTAAACAATCGTAGTCGTCTTTTAATACTCCTACTGCGTGCTTTTGCTTCTCGTTCAACTGCTTATCCTTAAAGGTATTTCTTAGCAGTTCATTGTTGTTTAAAGTTATCTGTAAATTCATTTTTTTAAGTTTTAAAAGTAATCTTCTTTCTCTAAGTCATCTATGAAGTCGGGTGTAGTATCTACCTTTGGCGGCTTCCAGTTACTAACGGTTTTAGGTTTATCTTCTTTCTCAAAGTTAAACTCTTGGCTAGGTTTTATTGCGCTGGGTGGTTTAGGCTTTTTTGTTTCCTCGAAGTTATATTTACCCCTATCTGCATAAACTCTATTGCCCTCGTAGTCTTCCATGTAATAACGGTATTTAGACAAATCTAAATAGAAATTGTAAAGTCCATTTGTGCTTACTCCTTTAGGTTTAGACTTAGCAATTTTAAAGATAGTCTGGTTTTGTTTGTAACCTCTTCCCTCTTCATCACATAGCCCGTAAGGTGGTCTCCAAAGAATACCCATTAACATACCCTTTCTAAACCATACTTGACCGCCTGCAAAGTCTCTAGCCGTTGGAATAGGATTATATCTAATTCCTTTATCTACTATCGTTGCTTGGTCTCTTACGTGGTTAATTATGCAGTTATGTCTATTGTTTGCTTTAGCGTTCTTTCTTGAATATCCTAAAATTCTACTAAGGTATTTATCCTCTCTTCCCATATCCTCAGCAATTAAAACTTCTTTAAGTTCGTTCCAGGGGTCAATAGTTGTAGTATGAAATTTAAAACCTTGCTCATTCTCTATTTGGTCAACAAGTTTGTAATACTGCTCAATAGTTAACTCTTCGTCTGACGGATCTATTATTACAAAGTGTTCGTTTACAAACATCTCTGCTCGTAGTTTATCGCTTTGGCTCATTTTGTCTTGACCGTAATACGGTTGTCCTACAAATTTACTACATAACTCCGCATAAATCTCGTGACTACTTCCAGTTTCAGGACTAAAAATACAATGCTTCCATCCATGTAAACAAGATATATTTATTAATATCTCAAACCAAAACTCTGTTTTACCTTGGTGTGGTGCTGCTGCTATGTATGTTGTTGTACCTATTTTTATGGTAAAAGGAAACTCTGACCAATCCCAGCCTACACTCACTCCCCTTTGTAGTCCTTTTTGGTGCAAGTCCTCTAACTCGCTAGATACTTCTGTTAGTCTTTTATACATTAGTTTCCTTCAATTAATCCTTGTGCCATTGGTAGGGAGTCCGTTTGGTTTAGGTATTTATTAAACATTTCATTTCTAAGAAAGTGAGATATAGTTAGCATATCATTGTCTTTTACCCATTGACTCTTAGACATCATTTTAAAAGCGTGGTTAAAATCTTCCTTGCTGTAATTTTCATTAAGTGTCTTAAAGTTGTTTTTATCTGTCTTAGACATTACTTTAAACCTTCCTGCCTTTCCAGTTGCTTTTGCTTTTGCTTTGTTAAAACCCTCTAAAAACTCTTTCTCGCTCTTAAAGGCTTTAGCCTTAGATTTATCTTCTCTTATTTTATCTTCTCTTATCTTATCTTCTCTTATGCCTTTTGTTTCGGTTTCTTTTCGGTTTAATTTCGGTTTAATTTCGGTTTCTTTTGGGTTTTTCTTTTTAGGTCTACCACCCTTAGAACCGTTGATACTATTGATTTTACTTTGTGTAGTTGCTTTTTCATATTGAGCGTCTAAAAAACGTACAGAAATAACGCCATCGTTAACTGAAACTACATCTTCATCAATCAACTCCTTTAATAAAATAGGATAGTCTAAACGCTTTAATAATTGACTTGTAGTTAATTCGCAAGATCTTTGCCAATAGTAAGAACATAAGTTAATAAAGAAGCCTTGAACCTCTAACGAGCAGAAAGAAACATCTTTAGTTAAATATTCTGCTGGCTCAAATTGAAAGTACGGTAATTCCTTAGCCATTTTTAACCTCCTCTTTTATCTCTGCTTGTATTCTTAGTAATTGACCTATAAGACTAAATAAATTTTCCTTAGTAAGTGTTACGTCTAAATATTCGCTTTGCAAATCAAACTCTGTAATAGTGATTAATACATTGTCTACTTCTCTGCTAAACTCGATTGAGTTGTGCGTTTGTTCGCAATTAAATTTTGTAATCATAATATAAATTAATTAATATAAATAAAAAGCCCTCTTAAATCCTTTGGGGCTTCACTTCCAAATTCATTAAAAGGGCAATTAAAATTCCTTTCGTGTTCTATAATGTGAAGCCGAACACATTGCAAATATACACTTTATTTTTAATATGCAACTACTTTAAATAAAAATCTTTTAATTCTTCCGGCAGTTCCTCACGCTTAAATAATAGTTTATACCATATGTCAATACATTTAGGATGCACAGAAGTAGTTGAGGGTTCTTTGCATACCTCACAAAACTGCTCGTTAGTTTCCTCTTCTATTATGTCAAAGATATTAATTTGTTTCATTAGAATAGCCTTTGCTGTGCTATGTGTTGCTCTACTGCTTTAAATATTGTTTTACTGTCTTTTAAGACGTTTTTAACTGAATAATGCATATCTACACCATTCAACTCGTCTAAACCTCTCTGAACACATTGAACGTGAGCAATTACTTTTATTAGTTTTAGGTTGCTTTCTTCTTGGGTCATTTTAATTATATTTTATTTAACCATTGATTAAAAATTTCTGTTGCTATTTGTGCTGTCATTACGGGAGGCACACTCATGCCAATTAGATACTCATTTTTTAAACCTTTGAAATTATAATCTAATGGATAAGAACCACAAAGCCTCAATTCTTTGTTACTTCTATATCTCGGTTCATCAAACAATACACAAATATCTCCGCCAGTTATAGTGTTTGAAACTTTACTCGAATATATAAACTTCCATCCAAAGTTGGAATTTGGTTTGTCATACAATCTGCCTTTTATGTTTGAAAAATCAATATCCCCTTGTTTTCTATTGTTCCATAAAAACAATTCTCTTTCGCTTAACTTCCTTTCTATTTCCTTTTCACTTTGTTTTATATCTTTAAATTTTATTTCCTTTTCATTAAATTTTAATTCAAGTTTAGGTACTTCCGTAAACATATCCTTTTGGTATAAAAAAGGTTCTGCTAAATCTTTACGCAAACAAACAAAAAATACTCTTTCCCGTCTTTGGGGTACGCCCATTTTTGAAGCGTCTAAAAGCCAATGCTGGCAGTAATAACCAGCATCATCAAATTCTTCGTAAATCTTCCTTACATATTGTTTTGCACTCCCCATTAAAAGCCCTTTTACATTTTCAGCAACTACAACTTTTGGTTGTAATTCTTTTGCTAAATCAATGAAATCAAAAAATAAAGTATCTAAAACCTGCTTTGCCTGGCCTTCTTTGAATTTCTTTTCTTTTCCCCAATCTTTTTCTCTGTTTCCAGCCATTGAAAAACTACTGCAAGGAGGAGAGCCGTCTAAAATATCAAGGTTGTAAAGTTCTTTTGGCAAGTCTTTACGTTCTTTAAAAGTAGTAATTGATTCTAAAAAAGCATATTTTGGTTTATGATTTTCTTTATAGGTGTCAATCATTTTCGGGTCAATCTCATTGCATCCTAAAACATCAAAGCCTGCTAATTTATAACCCATAGTTGAACCACCACCGCAAGCAAAGCAACTAAATACTTTGCCTTTATCCTTAGTAAATACCGCATCTTTTAAAGTCCATTCATACGGAAATCTATGTTCTTTATTTTTCATTTTTTCATTATTAAAGTTTCTAACTCTTCCAAGTGGTTAATTACTTCTTTATCATAACTAAGCCAGTCTGAAACGGTATCTTTAGCGTGGATCACAGTAGCGTGATGTCTGTAAACAACATTACCTATCTGCTGTAAAGACGCTTCTGTTAATAGTTTGGCTAGGTAGCAATAATAAAACCTTGCTATCTTTGTTTTAAGCATCCTATTTTTGCTTTTAACGTCACTTACGTTAATTTCCATGTACTTACATACCTCGTCTAAAATACGCTCTAACTCGTCATTCTTTTTAGACTTATACTTTAACTCGTTTTCTTTTCTAAATCTGGCTGTTGCGCCATACTTTAAACCTGCGAATATCATCGGATTCATTTCTTTAAGTTTTAAAAACCCCTCTCAACCTTTTAACGAAGTTGTGGAACTCTTCCGCTTCGAGTCTTAATAAATTGAGTTAATCCTTTCGGTATTACATCATAGGAGAGAGGGGCTTGTGTTATATTCTAAAATGGAAGATCATCTTCCACAGTTTCTACTGGTGTTCCTTGTTGCGGTGCTGGTGTTGCATCTGCTTTAAACACTTTCCAGGCTTGCAAGTTAACGTAATATTTACCGTTATACTCATTTCCTCTAACATTAAAAGCAACATCTACAACATTACCAACTTTGTTATATTGCAAAAAGTTATCTGCTTTATCTTTTACTATCTCAAACTTTACGTCTTGCGGGTATTGCTCATTTGTAGTTAATACAAATTCAACTTTACAAAACCCACTATCAAAGGTTTGCTTTTCTCCTATTTGCTTAATAGTTCCACTTAATTTTAATTCCATAACTTTACTTTTTATTTATTTATTTGTTTATTTATTTTTAATCTAGTAAAAACAAGGCTTTCATTAAACTGTAAACCTCGTCTATTTCTTTAAATGCAAAAGAACTATTTTCTAAAACTAATGTAGGAGAATAATAGTCATCATTATTAAACCTTATTAGCCTAAGTTCTAAAGCCGTTCCTAGTTGCCAAGACATATTACTCTCTTCTGTCCTTGTCTTTCTTAGGTGTTTCTTTTTCTTAAACCCTAAGTTAATCATATCTTTATCTTCAATCATAATTTATTTTTTTAACTGTTTAATAATTCTCTTTGTGTATAACGCTGCATCCAATAACTCTTCATAATGATGTTGATGCCATTCTAACAGCGTTAAATCTTCTCTATCTAGTGTTGTGTTATATTTCTTTATTCCAACTTTAGAACGTTGTTTTAAGTCTTTTCTAACTGACTTTACTATGCTGTCTTTTTTAGGCTTGATTAATTCTAACCACTCACCCATACACCAATAACCGTTATTGTTTAAACTTTTATTGTTGCCTTTTACAAAATTAGTAAGTGTACAATTATGACCGTCAAATTTTTTTAATTTTACAGCATAAATACCGTCTTCATCAATACCAACTACAACACCTTTATACTTACCATATTTAACCTTATCTCCTATTTTATACATTTTATTTTGTTTTATGTCTTAAATCAAATTCTCTTTTCTTTCTAGCCTTGTATGCTTTTATACTGGCTTTGTTAAGTTCACACCATAACTCATCTTCTGAATAGTCGTGTCCGTCCTCGTCTATGCTTTTAATCTCAATTACTTCCTTTGCTTCTTTTGGAAGTTCTCTATAATCTTCTGTTGACATTCTCAAATTCATAAACTCTTCTTTTGCTGCTCCCATTATTTTGCTAATTTAGTTAATAATTCTGAATATTTTACTTCTTGCTCTGGTGTTACTACAAACATAGTTTTTAATTTATCTAGTGTAGTACCCTTTTTACCGTGCTCGGATGCTTTAGGACTTGTTAAAGTTGGTTTACTTGGCTTGCTTGCTAAGTTCCCGTCATCGTCCGCCTCTGCAATTGCTAACAAACTCTTTAAAGTGTATCTTCTAAAGTAGGTTATTGCGCTGCCTAGTTTCTGTGGATCAGTTATATTAGGTAAAGTTAACGTACTACTTACTAAAGTTTCACCAGTTTCGCTATCCATTATGCAAGTAGTAACACTATCACCACAAAGAGGTTGTAATAAAGTTAACCCTTGCTCATTTAAAAGCGGTGTAACGTGTTCAATTATAGTAGTCAAGTCTAAGTATTGACTTTTGAAGAAAGGGTTTTTAGCGTTCTTGCTAAGTGTCCCTATTTGCTTTTGTACTTCTAGTATTCTTTTCATCTTATCTCATTTAAAATTAATTCATATCCATAGTTTAAAAGTGTTAACCTATCTTCTGTAAACTTTATAGTCTTGTCTAAAAATAAAGCCTTGTCAAATAAATCTGTTAAACTTTCTAAATTGCTTTTTTGTTGCTGATATCTTTTCAACTCTTCATTAAGTGAGTTAATCAACTCGGCAACGTCTAAAAGTCTTTGTATTGTTTCTGTTTCTTTCATGGTGTAAATATAATATTAATATCCTTTACTTTTAAATATTTTACATGAGTGGTAAAATAGGTTTATGAGTGGTTATAATGCTCTATCTATTAAAAACGTTTTTACTTTGTTGTAAAGGACTTTCTCTTGCTCGAATGATAACTCTATATCATTTGACTTTTCATTCCATAGCATCAACTGTTTAGGCTTTCTATCTATGTGAAAGTAGCAAGTTATCCTCTGTTTGTTTCCTCTTATCTCGACCTTGTTATTAGCCAGCACTATAATAGCATCATTTAGAATATTGTCTATCTTCGTGCTAAATGCTTCTTTACTAATGTAGTCTTTCCATTGTTCTAGTTTCATAATTCTAATATTTACTATCTCTAATTATTTCCATTCCGTCACAGTTGTTATGATCGTACTGCTCAACTTTTGCAATCTGTTTTACTACCTCGCTTAAAGTTTCCTCATTAAGTAAATAAGTAACGTTTACGCCTTTAATAAATACTTGGTAATCCTCTTCATCGTGGTAGTTAATGTCTATTTCTACATCTTCGTTAAAGCCGTTTTCAATGTGTAATGTTGTCTTGTTCATAGTTGTTTTATTTTAAAAAGGGGATTTTTACACCCCCTTT